TACGCGAACTGCTCGTGGTACTGGCGCTGCTGGTCAATGGTCATGCTCGACCACTTCGCCAAACGTTCCGCCGGCGTGGCGCCTTCAATCCCGAACCACCGCAACAGGGCGTCCATGTCCGCCTTCGACTGCTGCGGCCCCGTGGCGCTGCGGGCGATGTCGGCAAGGATGGTCAGATAGAAGTGCGCCGTCTCGTGCAAGAAAGTGCTGAAGTCACGCCCCTCGCGGAGCGTGGTCATCAACGTGGCTGGGTCGAAGTCGCCACGCGGGGCGCTAGCGGCTTGCTCAAACACCTTGGGGCTCGTGATGTCGAAGCGGCGAGACAGCGGCACGACGTTGCCGGATTCGTCGCGGGTGACGGGGTCGGCGAGTTTGATCTGCGACGGATTGAACACGACCAAAATATCGTCTAGTCCTGCACCGTCATAGGTATTTCGCAAGACGACTGAATCATGGCCGGCCTTTTTGGCTCTGGCAATTACTGAGGCATATGACTCGTCACGATATCGTTTGCCCTTGTAATCATATTCAAGCGGATTTTGCATCCGCAAAGCAGCCCTAACAATAGAAGACTCGGTTCCCTTGGTGGCCTTGCTAGCGCGTGCAGCAAGTTTCTGCCACTCCTTCAGCCACGTCTTCTCAGCCCATGTTTCCAACTCACCACCACGCTGCCCAATCATGTCGGCGATCCGAAAGACATCCTCAAGCGTGAACAAGCCAACATCGCTTAGGAGGCCGTAGTACTCAGCCGCAGAACGCGCAATTGGGTTTCCACTTTCATCTACATCTGTGTTTGGGAAGAATGCGTCGTCCTTGCGCTCAAGTTCGATTTGAAGACTGCCCACCAACTCCTTGTGGTATTTCTTCGGAACCCTAGCCTTCAGCGTGTCCACCAAATCTTGGAACATCCGCGCATATTCACGCGCCTTGCCAGCGTCGATGTCGTAGGCATACGTTGCGGCTGTTCGCTTCGATCCAAAGAAGAAGCCAAGTTTTGCGCTCGCAGCCTTGGTATTGGATCCAAGTTTGGACTCGTCGAACTTGCCACCACGCAATGATCCGCTGGCAAGACCGTGATAGCCACGTCTGGAATACCCCGCCGCCCTCGCGGCCTCGTCCACCATGCGCTGCGCCGTCGCCATGTCGCCGCGCTCGACGGCGTCGAGGTAGTTGGCGTCAAGCGTGGCGGCCTGTTCCAGCAGACTTGGCTTTGTCTTGTCCCACGTTCCGCGATTGTTGACAGACTTGGCTTGTTCTGGCGCAAACGCAACTATGAACTTTTCGTTCTTAGAAATATTGACAATTACACCATCATGTCCAATTTCTTTCAGACGCATGGTTACAAAGTCTTCCAACTTTGTCCCCTCATGTCGTGACGCCAACGCGGCACTTTCCATGAACTCATTTCGAGATTCGCCAAGAGCTGCAGCCACATCGGTATAAAACGTCGCTTTATTTGCGATTAGCGGATTTTGAAGTGACACATATGCAGGAATAATTCGCGCACCAACATTGGTTCCCGCGTATTCACCAGCTCTATCTGTTGATGTTGTGAAATACACACCGCGACCGTATTCGCCAGTTGGGCCAATCAAAAACTGTGAATAATCATTGAGCGAATCGGTTCCGTGATAAACCACCAGTGGCTGGCCCTGTTCGTCAACCACTTTGCTTTCGCCAAAGTAGTCGCGGAATTGCGGCGTGTCCGTCCGGCGTTGTCCCGCCTGGTCGAACTGGTCTGCCTGCTCAAACGGCTGGCCTTCCTGCACCGCTTGGGGTCCGCGAACGCGGTACGGATACCGCTCGTAGAACTGCTCCGGCGTGATGCCCATACGCGCAGCCTGCGTCACGGCGAGGTCGCGGAACAGCTCGGCATTGGCGCGGACCTCAATGTCCTGCATGCCCGTCTGGCGCAACTGCTCGGCCACGGTCGTCTCTACCTTCTGGGCAGACTCCACAAACGCGGCGTCTGCTTCCTGCCGCTCGGCTAGAGCCGCCTGGGCTTCCTGAAGCAACGCATCGCGCTTACGGTTGATCTCCTGTGCCTGCACCACGCTCTTTGCGTCCGGACTAATGCGCACGTGCTGGCGCAGAGCGTCACCAAGCGGCGTGCCGACAAGCCGAGCATTGTAAACCGACGTGGGAATCGTCACGTCGCCGCCGTTCTCGAGCGCATTCTGCAACTGCTCGCGGATGCCGGGCAGCACCTTCTCAAGTTCCGTAACGCTCAGTCCGCTTTGCGCGAGAACCTGGGCCGCAGCATTAGCCTCGACGTAAACCGTGTCAGCGGTCGTACCCTTGGCCTGACGGGCGACAAAGCTCTCCCAAGCGTCGAGGTTACGCTTGGCGAGTTTGCTGTTCCTCTTGGCCGCTTCAAGGCCGTCGAAGAACTCCTGCTGCTTGGCGACGGCGTCTGCACGTTGCACATCGACCATCAACGACAGACTGGGGCCAACTGAGCTCAAAAGAATCCCACCCTGTACGCCAGCAATGAAAGAATCCGCAATTTCCTTTGCTACCTGCTCCGCTGTAATGTCGCTCTCAATTCCGTCAATTGCCTGCGCAAGTCGCGTGAAACCAAGACCGAACCCACTTTGGAGCCCTTCCTCGGCACCCTGACCAAACGTACCGAGAACGACATTTTTCCCAGCCTGCGCAACTGCTGCGCGAATGGTCGGTTTCGTCAGTTGCTCTGAGATCTCCTTGGTCACCAATCGTTTGACGCCAGCCCAACCCGGCAACAACGTCACAGCGTCGCTGGCGGCCTCAATTGTTCCAATGACAGTGCCGCCGGCTGCTGCGGCAAATAGTGCTGTTTCCGGGTCAACGCCCGTTGCAACCATGTCGTCATACAACACACCGCCTTCAATCTCTGCGGTGGTCAGACCAATGCCGTAACCCGCACCGAGTTTGAAACCAACAGCGCCCCACCAAGGATGGACAACGCCTCCTGTTGCTGCGCCCAGCATCGCCCCCGTGAGAATTGGCTTTGCGTTGACGATTCCCTGCGCCACCACTTGCGCAGTTGTGCCAAATATGCCGGACGGTTGCTTTCCGCCCATTTGCTTTTCTAGGTATGCGATGCGTTCGTTGACCAGATCGTAATACTCATCCTCGCTACCAAAGGCCAGCGTCATTGCTCGCCGCGATTTCAACTGACCAAGCTCCGCGCCAAGTTCCCCGATGGCATATCCCTCCTCAAGTACCTTGGCAATGCGCAACGCTTGACCAGGTCGCCGGTCGAACAATTCCGGCCCGATGAAGTTGACGGCCTTCTCGAACAGGCTTGATGTCTTGGCCAGAGAGTCAAGATCGTCGTGCGCCTGTGCGGCGAACACCGGGTCAAGCAGCGACTGCGCGAGACGAGGGTTGTTCTGCAACATCCCGGTGCGCTGCACCATTGCGATCACTGACCGCTGTCGCACCTCGTCCATGTTGTACAACGCCAAGTCCTGACCGATGCCCAGCGGCGTGCCCAACTTCGTCGCCTCTGCCGCCTGGTCGGGGTTGATGCCCATGACAGATGACAGAGAGCCGATGGCGGTTTCGTTGAACAGCTTGTCGGAACTAGGAAGCCGTGGCTGCGCTGGCACAGCCAACGATTCCTGCATTGCAATGTACGGATTCGACAACGAGGCGAACGAGGGGATACGTTCAGGTGCTGGCTCGACGGGCATATCCAGCGGCGTCAAAGCCGGCTTCGACATGCGATCGACAATTTCGAGGTACGGGTTGACTTCCGTTGGAGTTTCTTCGTTCTGCATTATGGCTTTGCCTTTAGTGCGCGCTGGCGTTCGAGGTAGGCGCTAGCAACTTTGGCCTTCGTGAGAGGCTGTCCCTTTTGTTGCAATGCTGACCGAATCCGCTCCAGTTCCGTCTTGTCAATGGACGCAACAATCTCTTCGTATGCCGCAGCCGCATTTTCCGGCGTCATGGCGGCAATGACATCAGTGCTATCCAACTCCGTTTTTGCACGATCCATGAGCAGATCGCGCACGATTTTTTCGAGTTCGGGCCTTGTAAGTTCCCGCTTCGACTCGCCTTGCTCCAATGCGATGCGCTGCTTGACGGCGTCCCTGAACAACAGACTTGCGGTCAGCTCGTCTTCGTCTCTGGCTCGTGGGAACGCCAATGACCTTTGCCCGTTTCGCACCAAAATCGCTTGCAGTGTTTCTGCTTCAATCGACGCCTTGATCATCTTGCTCGGGTCAGCCGCTTCTTTCAGCAACCGCAAATATGTCGGCGGCGTCATTTTGTAGCGGTGCTTGTCCAGATACTCGACCGTCAACTTGCTCGGGTCACGGGCAAGCTCCTCCATGACCCCAATTTCGTCGGACTTCCGTTGCTCAAGTGTCAATTGGTTCTGATCGCTCCGCTTCAAGCCGCCCCACAGCGCGGGAGGAATCTGGCCGACGGTGTTTCCGGGGACTGCCAAGAACTCGGTGATCGCGTCCAATCGGTTGCGGTATTCCTCCCTGACCAGCGCGTCCTCCTGCGCGTACTGCGTGCGCAAGTTCGACTGCACCTGCTTGCGGACCTCGGGGTCCTGGATGCGCTCGGCCACGGTCAGAGCATCGCGCAGCGTCAGCGGTCGGCGTGCCTCGTCTCGGTCGGAGTCGTCAAGCGAGTTCAGGTTGCGCGGGTCGATGGCCTCGCCGTTGCGGGTGGCGGTGTATCCGATGCGATACAGGCCGTCCTCGGCTGCGTCGTCCTTGCCTACCATGCCGATCATGCCGCCACGGGTGACCGTCTGGCCTTCCGCGAGCAGCCCGAACACATAGACATTGTCAAACTTCAGAGTGGTGCCGTCGCTCGTTTCCATCGTGACCGTGTTGCCATCGACGCTCTTGATCGTCCCGTTGGCCGGCGCGTTGACGGGCGCACCGGGCGGTGCCTCAATATGGATGCCCTTGCCACCAACATTTCGACCCATTGCAGCAGTAGAGAACGGCGACTTACCTTGCGCAATCATCATTTCGGCGTGAGCAACTGCCTTGCGGATAATTGCTTCGCTGGGCGTGGCGCCCGATTCCGAGGCAGTAAGAACTTCATCAATCTCGTTCTTGGTCATGCCTGGAACCAACGTGGGAATCTCTATGTCCTTTCCATCAATGTTCACGCCGACTGAATACTCAGTAACCACCTCGCCCGACTTGTTGCGGAACTCGCCTAGCCAACCACCGCCCTTCGTTGTCCCATCGGCACGCTTCATTTCCGCATCTACCGTGATGCGACCGTTCTCGATGATCTGGTCGAAGTTCCCCGTGCCGGCGGGCGTGTCCAGCACCCCGGTCGTGCGGATGCTCGTGGTCAGCTCGTCAACCATCTGACGCTTTCGGTTGGCGTCAAGCGAGGCAATCATCGCGTCGGCCTTGGTCGGATCGATGCGGTTCAGCTCCAACTGCTTGCGCACGTAGTCGAGCCCGTCCTGAAACTGGCTGTCCATCATCAGTCGGTTCACGACGCCCTGCGCAGCCTGCGTGTAAACCGCGTTTTCTAGTTCGCGCATCTGGGCGCTGTCCTCGGCAAAGCCTCGCAGGCGGCCAACGGTGCGGATCTCATTGAGCGCCACGCCGAGGTTGGTGTTGTATTCACCCGTCGGCAGGCCGTCGGTCGTGACCGCATCGCGTTCCTTATATGACTGCACGGTTCGATTGACGTACAGGTTGGCGCGTGCCGTGGCTTCGTTTCCCGCGTAGACCTTGACTTGCTTGTCGCGGTGCGACTGCACCTGCGTCTGGAAGGTCATCATGTTGCGGGCGAGGACGTTCTGATACAGCCGCTTCTGGCTGTCGTTCAGGCGGTCCATGCTCGCCTGACCGGCCTGAATCAACTGCTCATTGACGCTGACGTATGACGTTTCGGCGTCCTTGCCGACTTTGTTCAGATAGCCGTTCGGACCTTGCAGGATCTCGTTGACCTGCTGCTGGTATGCAATGTCGCTTTCCTTGGCAGCGGCCTCGTCGAGTTGGTCCTGCATGGCGTCGCCGATGCTGAACGCCGTCATGCCTGCGCGGGTCAGTTGCTGGCCGAACTGCTGGACCTGCTCGCCCGTGTAGTTGCGCATGGGCTCCACGGCGGGAGCCTGGAACTGGCCGATGTCACCACCTCCGGGCGGGGTGACTTGCGGGACGAAGGTGGTCGGGACGGTTGGCATGGGTACCTCAGAATCGTTCGGTGGCTACGCCTTGCAGCAGTTCGTCGATGCGCTTGTTGCGGGCCCAGTTGGCGCCGATATCGACCGCGCTGCCGAGCAGGCTGGTAGCAGCCCCGAAGCCCGGCATGATCGTGCCGGCTGCGCTCGACAGGTTTCGGCTCGACAGTTCAGCCATCGTGGCCTGTGTGCCGAGGTTGAACGCCTGCAACCGGGCGGCCTCCTGCGCCCTGACGGTCGAGGCGTTGATGGCGAGGCGGTCGATCTCCTTGACCAAATCCATGCTGGCTACGACTTCCTTGGCCGAGCCCTGCCCCAGCGCCACCCCACGAGCAGCCATACCGGTGCGGGCGCCTGCACGGGCCTGACCTGCCCGCATGGTGTACTGGCCGGCTGCGGCCTGCCCCTGCTGACCAACCTGCGTGGCGGTGAACTCGGCTGCCCGGCGGTTGATGCGCGTCATCTGCGCGGCGAACGCCGCGTTCTGCGCCTGCATCTTGAGCTGGTTCTGCTGCGACTTGAGCGAGTAGTACGACCCGATGGCACCCGTGAAGGCTCCAAAGATCGACGCGATGTTGCCGCCGATCTGCAAGCCCTCGGCCAACTGCGATCCGAGCGTGAACCGTTCGCCGACGGTCGGCACGTCTCCCGGGGTCAGCGAGAACTCTGGACGCATGACCAAATTACCGCCGCTGGCTGGGTACGGCAAAGTTTGGAGCGGGTTGCCAGTTATTCCTGCACCGCGCTGTTGTTCCAGAGTCATTAGGAATTGGCTCATTGTCAGTCTCCTAGCGCAACTTCAAGGGTCAGACCCACAACCGTCAGGGGCAATGGGTCGGCTTGCCGGATGTAGACCTGACCGCCGGCCCGCCAGGCTGGCTTGAGGTCAACGTCGATCTCGTCGCTCTTGAGACTCGGCGGGGTGCCGTATGGCTCAGTCGTGCGCTGCTTGGCCTCCACGAGTCGGTCCGCCGTCGGGCCCACGAAGATGCCGCTCGACTTGAACACCCGCAAGTATGCCTTGTTGACGTTCTTATAACGACCCTGCCCGTAACCGTCGATGCTCATCACCGCCGGCAGGGTCTGTAGATCGCTCTCGTAGGGCAGGCCGACGTGGATCAGCACTGCGGCACGGTCTAGCGTCACGGAGCCGCTGGAGACGGTTTCCTGCGGCTGTACGGCCCCATCAGCGAGGATGCTGACCGTTGCCCCCTCCAGGTGCGCCAACCCGCTCACGCTGTCTCTGGCGAACGCCCAGACGGTCGTGGCGGTGTTGCGCAGGGCGACGGGCAGCGTGACGTCTACCCGTGCCGTCGCCACCGTCGTGCTGCTCGTACCGATGATCCGCAGGCGGTACTTGTTGCCCGCCGAATCGGTCAGGACGATGGCGTCATTGACGTCGGTCGTGGCCGGATAAGCGAAGATCGCGCTGCTAGCCGTGATCGTCAGCACGTCGGACGGACCCCAAGTCGTTCCGCCAGAGACAGTTACAGTCGTTGCCGTGGTGTTCGTGCCGTCGTACGTCAGGCCCGCGTCCACAAAGAAGCACGCCTCAAGCGTCGTAATCTGCCGGCTGGCCATCCGCTCGATGTAGCGCACCGAGTTGCCGTTGATCGTGCGCTTGACGACCACGTACACGCGGTCCTCGTTGCCCTCGGCCACGGCGGTGCATGATTCATACAGGCCCAGCGTGTCGTGCTGCGCCCAGGCTCCGATCTGCTGCTCGGGCATGTAGGTCAGGCTCAACAGGTTGCCGTTGCTGCTGACGAACCACAGGATCGGCTGCGGGCTCTTGCTGTAGCACATGTCCGACAGCGTCAGGTCATCGAACAGGTGAGCGGCCCGAATGGACAGGTCGCCCGTCACGAAGCCGCTAGCCTGCCACGAGTAGCCGAGCTCGCGCACGTGACCGCCTCGGGCAGCGCAGTACACGACCGTGTTGTTCACGATCTCGGGCTGGACGTCGTTGGCGCCGATGTACGACTGGGGTCGCACGCTGATGGTGGTCGGCGTCAGAGCGTCGGAGTTGATGGGGCTGACGCGCCATTCAGCACTGCTAGTCATCAGCAGTAACTGCGTCAGCGGGACAATGTGATTGATTGTGTTGAGTTCGCGGGCAGCCACGCGGATGCTGATACGGTCGCTGTCCTTGACCGGCAGCGAGTAGGACAGGTCGCTTTCAGTACCCGAGCGCGTCATCCAGATCGTCTGCGGCGCGTTGTTCGTGCCGGCGAAGATGCGCCGCTGCTCGAAGTACGACACCGAGCGCGGGTAGTTGTTCGCGCTGCTGAACGGGGTTTCAACGATGGGCGGAGTGATGCCCATGTCAGGCGCGATGTTGTCATCGTCAAACGACGTAGCAGCCGTCTGGCCGATGTATCCATACAGTCCGCTCTGACGCTTGTACACGTTGTACCGGAGCGCCCCCGCGACTGCGCTCCAGCTGATCGTGTTCTTGGCGCCGATGGCGTTCAGGTTGTTGATGACGTTGCCGCTCGGGCTTGCCGCGCTCTCGTCCACCGCGTTCTGCGCAATGGCCGTCACGACGTAGTAATTGTCAAAGTCCAGGCTCTTGTCACCGAACTGCACGAACCCGCCGCTCGCCCATGCGGTGTAGGCCGTCGTATCGACCGGGACGCCAGTGTCGTACGCCTTGACTGAGAACGTGTTCGTGGCCGGCGTCGTGTTGACGAGGTAAAACCCACTCAACTGCGTCATCGTGCCGCCGTTGATGTACACGCTGTCGCCGATGGCGAACCCGTGGTTGCCGACCGTGGTCACGACGCCGGGGTTGGCCTGCGTGATGCCAGTGATGTTGAGCGCGTCACCTCGACTGGCCGTGACCGTTGGGGCGCCAGGCACTGCGACCGGAGCGACGAACGTGATCGTTGTCAGCGTCCAGGTCGTGGCACCAAGGCGGCGCAATTCACGAGGAGCGTGATTAGGGTGCACGAGCGTCAGGACGTCGCCCGACTGCACGTAGTGGATCGAGAACAGGTCGGCCTCTTGGTAGGGCGACGGGATCTCGTAGGCGCTCGACGGCAGCGGATACCAATACGTCGCGTTCGGCGGTGCGTTGCCAGTCGTGGCCGCAATGCAGTAGTAGTTCACCCCACCCGAGGACACCAAGTCACCCACCACGTATGCGGTCGCGCCGTTGTAGGCAGCCGGCGATCCAGCCTGCAACGTGCTGCCCTGCGTGTGGAATCGGATATAGCCCTGCCCAAACTCGAGCACCATCGTCTGCGTCGTGCTGTACGTGAACGGCAGCAGTCGCGTGCGCTTGGTGCTGTCCTTGACCGTTGCAACGTAGAACGTGCCAGGCCGGTTCTCTGCCGGACCCTGCGGGGTTGGGATGAAGTTCCGCAGCTTGGCGGCTCCAGTCTGGAACTTGATGTCATCGATGCGCCCGAACATCTCCGGCGACAGTTCGCCGCCAGCGAACGACCTGTTGTAGATGCGGGTGCTTGGCATTGGTCAGCGTCCTGCAATCCAGCCCGTGATGTGTTCCGGCTTAATGTTGCGCTGGTTGGCGTCAGACATGCGAGCCTGTTGCAGGTAGGCCATCATCATCTGCGCCTGCCGCTTGCCCTCAGCCGCGCCCTGATCGCCCTTGATGACCGGGCCAGCAAGCATGGCGGCGAGGTGGTGCGACAGCGCCATAACGAACAGCGGGTCGAACTTGGTCGGGTCCGTGATGAGCGCCTGGTATCGCAGCAGCGCGTTCTCTTGATCGGTATACAGCACCTTGTTGCCGGACGTGTCCGTCTCAATGCTGTACGGCTGCGGCACGTAACGCCCAGCTGCAACGAGCGGTGCGTAGTTGTGCAGGAAGTCTGGGGTATCGCTGGGAACGAACTTGGCCGCGTAGTCGTTCTCGGCGTCGTGTGGCAGCACGCTGACGGCGACCATCATGTCGCCGGGGCAGGCATAGGCGTACTTCCACATGGAGTACGGCATCGTCACCTGCGCAAGCAGTGCGCGGCGAGACGCGAAGTTCCATGCGTGCATCTGAAGGAGGCTGTCGCGGGCGATGGGGTAGAACCGAGCGCAGTGCTCGGCCTGAGCCGACCCTTCAGGCGGGTCGATGCTGGCGATGGAGGCATCGTCGCCGAGGTGCGCGAGTGCCAGATTGCAGATCTCAACCACGCTTGCCATTCGATCCTCCTAGGAAAAGAGGGGCGCCGGGTGTTTAGGCCGACGCCCCTCCAGAGTCACATGCGTCGTATCAGTCCGCCGTGACGGTGGTCTTGGCTGGCCGGCCTCGCTTGGGTCGCACCACAGGCACGACTTCAGGCTGCTCCGACTGGCTAGGCGCGTCGATGGGTTCGACGTTCCCGTTGGCAGGACCGTTGTACTCGAAGACTTCGCCCTCCTTGCGGAGGCCGTTGTCGATGAAACACGTCACGAGTGCGCGGACTTTCATGTCAGGTCACCGAGAAGCCGCTGGCGTAGAACTTGCGACCGTCCTGGATGTCCATGACGACGTAAGCGCACACGCTGCCAGTGGTCGGGGTGCTTCCGATCGTGGTGTACCGAGCGCCGATGTACCGCTGTCCGGTAGACAGGAGCTGCGGATTGAAACGCACAGCGAACTGCGCGTTCGCCGTCAGGCTTGCCTGCAAGACAGGGCCAGACGAACCGATCACCTTCACGTCAGTTGAGAGAGCGGCGTTGGTCGCGCCGATGATCTCAAACGTCAGGGACGTGAGGTTGTTGTAGGCCGCGACAGTGACGAAGTTCATGAACAGATCAGAGCCTTCGCCAATGTCACGAGCGACCGCCAAATCGATGGTGTCCGTTGAGAGCACCGGAGTGCCGGAAACAGGGAGTGCTGCCTGGCCGGTGATAACTCCCGAGGCCGGGACGGTTCCAGAGACGACGAGATTGTTGTCAAGAATCATTGTGTTAGTTCCTTTCTGTCGGTCCTATCAGGACACGACGGCTTCGGTGTTGACGATGGCATCCACGCGGCGGCACGGAACGCCCTGGAAAGTCAGCCAGCTGTACGGCGTGCCGAACTGCGAGAGACCGTCGTTGACCTTCAGAACTGCCTGGCTCTTATCGAGCGCAGCAATCGCAAGGCCGCTGTGGACGGTGCGGTTCATGTAGAACGCGGCCCGACCCATGCCCATGTTGGGGATGCGGTACAGGGCGCGGCTCATCAGCTTGATGATCGCGGTCGAAGCCGTGGAAGCCTGCGTGACGGTCTGCGCCATCAGGTCAGCAGTGTTGATGTTGCAGATGCGGACCACGTAGCGCCAGTCCTTGACCACCAGACCGTTCTTCCACTGGTAGCGGGTGGCATACGCCTGAAGACGGGTGCCATCGCTGTTGTAGACGGTCTGCTCGCCGAGGTCTTCGTGGATCAGGCCGGCGCTGCTGCCCTTGGGGAAGGGGCAGTACACGGTCTGGTCACCCCACACGACGAGGTAAATCGACGTGTTGGTGGTGGCATCGCTACCGCCGGCGGTGATGATGTTCTGCGAGTTGTTCGGGCTGCCGGCGCCGATGTCCGAGTAACGCGGCGCGAGGCCGAGGAACTGCTTCGGATCGGTGGCGGGGTTGCCGTAGAACAGGGTGGTGGCCTGCGTCTGGTTCATCGCCTCGAGGAAGGCGACGTCTTCGGACAGGCGGAACTGAGCGGTGTTGCCGTTCAGCATCGCCAGATCCTTGTCCACCTCGCTGCGGGCTTCCAGAATGCCGCAAGCCTCATCGACCTGAGCGGTCGTGCTCTTGCTGTTCGGGATGCCCTGGTTGAGGGCGCGCCAGTACACCGAGGGAAGCCCGGTGCGGATGACGACGCGCTCGCCCGTGGGGAGGTTGCCTTCCTTGAAGACGCAGTCCTCGAGGATTTCGTTCGACTGCGAGAGGAGTTCCGCGATGACCGGGACGCGGCCATCCGGATCGGTGCGCTTGGCCCAGTCGGCCAGCGTCAGATTCGACGTAGAGAGAGTTGCCATGTTGCGATTCCTTTGTAGGGGTTAGTTACGAGTACAGAACATCGGCCAGATCGGAGAACGACTTGGGGCCGGCCTTGGCCTGCCCGGTCGAGCCCGTCACGACACGATCCTCACTGATTGCCTTGCCTGCGCGGAAGAACAACCGGACGATCTCCGGATGATTCCCCAGCCCAGACTCGTTGAGCAGTGTGCGGAGTTCAGCGGTGCCGAACGCATCCAGCGCCTTCTTGGCAACGGACAGATTCTCGGCAAGCGCGGGGCCGCCGAATTCCTTGTCCTGCTTGGATGCCTCCATCCAAGCGCCCTGAACGGCCTGAATCTGAGCCATTTGACGTTCGGCCATCTTCGGGCCCATGACGTCAAGCAGCTTCTGCGCAGCGTCCTGACTCAGTTGAAGCTCCCGTGCGACCTCCGAGTACGCGGTGATGGTGTCACCGTCAAACTCCTGACCTTCAGGAGCCTTGAATTCGTACTTCTCAGGCGTGGTCGGCTTGGCGTCGGCGGGTGCCTCGGCGGCCTTCTCTGCCTGTCCGGTCACAGGGGCGTCCTGCGCCTTGGCCGTATCGGCGGGCGCAGTCTGAGGTGCAGACGCCTTCTGCTCGCCATACAACTTCTCCGCCGTCGCGGAGGTGTTGCTGGCATTCGATGATGTGGGCGCCTCACTGGTTGGGGTCGCCAGCATCGTCGTTGGTTCGTTCATTCGTGTGTTCCTTCAACATGACCGGATAAAGTTCCGGGCATACGGCATGGATAATACCAAGTAACTGTAGGCCGTAGTTACGGTTACCTTCAGAGAAGGCCATTGTCATGCTGTTGGTGGCGAACGATGACCGGAACACTCCGGCCCTGTCCAGCAACCGCCAAACCATGCGCCGGCCACGCTTGTTGTTCATCAGCCACTTGACGTCGGCGGCCTCGTTCTCGCGCTCAAGGCGTTCACGCTGGTCGCGCTCGGCCTTGTTGCGCTCTTGTCCACGGATATCGAGTGGGTCGTAATTGCTCACGGTTGGACTGTATCCCTGTAACTAATGTTTACGGGCACCGTCACGTGCTGGTGATATTGAAATTCCATGCCTCAAGCGTGATGAACTCGTTGGCGGCTGCAATCTGCCCGGTGATGGCGAACGTCTGCGCGATGCCGAATCCGCCAGTCGGGGTCATGGTGACGTTTGCGCCAGTTGACACACCGTGTCCGGCTGCCGCAAGAGCGTTTGAAACTAGGGTCGTGGCTGTGTTCGCCCACGCCTGCTTATCAACGGACAGGCTCGCGTTTGATGCGGCTACCGTCTGCGAATACCACCCGGCATCGCCGATGTTTATCTTGAAGATCTTGTTGTTGGCGCTTGCTGTCATCGCAAACAGCGCGTCAATCTCAAGTTCCATGCCGGGCTTGATCGCGTTCGCCGGAATGGTCACCGAAGCAAGAGTAATGTCGTTACCGACAACCGTCACGGTTGGAGTGCCGAGACCGGCAGCGTGCGGGTAGTTGATGGTGATCTTCGTAGTGGCCGCGCTGACATCGGTGACGGTGTACAGGCCGTTGACGCCAGTACCGCCAGCCCAAGTGACGCTTACAAGCTTGTTCTGCGCGACTGCGTTCGTGAGGCTATGGATGCCGGCGCTTACCAAACGCACGCTGCCGCTGCTGTCCTCGTAGGTCAGCGTGGTGAAAGTCGCGGCAGGAGCGACGATTGACACAGCTGTGGTTGTAGTGGCGTAAGTCGGCTCGTTACGCATGATCGGGAAATACATCTCGCCGCCGTCCGCGTCCTTGATGCCGATGATGTCGTTGGTCGTGCTGTCGTACAGGAAATTGTTGCCTTGCTTCAGGTATGGCATGGTGGTCCTTTCAAACTTCCAGCGCCGATGGGCTGGTGTATCCGCTGAACATGTTCATCACGTCGGTCAATGCGTTCTGTTGCCCAGTCGGAGCCTGCGCCATGTTCTTGACCGTCTGCGACGACTGTTGCAATGCCGCTGACTGCTCCTTGGCCGCCATCGCCTGGTTGCGGGCGGTGCGGATGGCCGCGACCTCCTTGTCGGCAATGATGAGCGACGGGTCCACGCCAAGCATGTCTGCGTAGATGTCGGCCCACTGGTCGCTGTCGAACTTGTCGAGGATGTCCGGCTTCATCGTGGCGATCTGGCCGAGGTTGCCGACGAAGCGGTCCACCGAGTTCGTGCCGATGGCACGCTGCGCCTGGGCAAGCATGCTCACGAACTCGACGTTCAGGTCCATGCCCTGCAACTCCTCGGGTGCCGGCGGGATGATGCCACCCTGCAACATGCGCGTGAACGTGATGTCCACCAGCGGGTCGAGCAGTTCGTTGTGCAGGCGCTCGAGCACGGGCCCGAGCATGAGCAACTTCTCCTCGTGGCGCTCGGCGACTTCTGTGGCCGTCATGCGGGTGTTCGGCTGGCCCGCTAGCATCAGGAACATGTCGGCGTAGAACGCACCACGCACGCGCTCGCGGCAATCTTGGATGTCGTTCAGCAGGTACTGGAGGTTGAGGTTGACCTCAAACGCCGTCTTGATGCCGGCTGACGCGCCGTCCACGAACGAGATTCCACCGGGCAGCGTCTCGACGTCGCGGTTCTTCATGGACACGGGCACCTGGAGCGGCGGCTTGGTCTGGTAGTCGATGGCCTGCGCCTTGCGCAACTGCTCGTGCTGGAGCTGCTTGATGTCGCCAAGCGCCTCCATGCCCGGGCTGTTGCCGTAGATGTCGCCGCCGGCGGTAGCCCAGCGCGGGACGAGCGCGGGGAATTGTTCAAACCCGCTCTCGCGCAGGAACACGCCGTCCTCGCCGCCGACCTCGAAGTACCACGAACCCCACGGCATGTTCTTGTTGTCGCGCTTCTTGTGGTCGCGGTCGGAACGCGGCTCAATGGCGTGGATGACCGGAATCCACTGGTCAAGCGTGCCACGGTCGTACATGTTGCGCACGGTGACCGAGCAGTTTTTGTAGCCGAACTCCTTGACCATCGCGGCGACCGTCATCTCGAACTCGCGGTACAGCGTGTCAACGCGGCCCTGCGCGTCGGTAGCGATGCAAAACTCGCCAGTCGTGACGGGGTAGTGGTGGATGACGTTCTTGAAGTCGGGCAGCACGATGCTCGTGGCAGTGCCGAACGCACCGAGCTCTTCGTACATCGTGTGCAGGGCGCGGTAGGTGTTCGACTTCTGAAACACCAACTGCATGCGGCGCGTTACGTCGTCCAGCCACAACTTGACGGGCTGGTACGAGTTCAGTTCCGGGTCGGCGGTTGCCAGCCTGAACCACTGCCGTGCCGGGCTGGTCGCGCCAGCCATCATGCCGGCTCCGAGCGTGCGCAGTGCGCGGGTGCCGGTGTTGTCGTAGATGTTGTTGTGCCGGCGCCAGCCCTTGTCGCGGTCCTGGCGGAAGTAGCGCCCGTTGCGCGGGAGCAGGTAGGTCGTGATTTCCTGCCAGTGCGAAAGCCACGACGCACGCTCAGACTTGAGCTGCCCCCACCGCGTGAACAGCTTGTCGCGTGTCGGTGCGCTGGGGTATGACTGTGCGTCGCTGGTGTATTCGCTCACGATTACCCTCCGAGGAGTGAACTGCGACCGAGCGCCAAATCCTGCGGGTTGACGCCAGTCGGTCCAGTCAGCATGGTGCTGGTCGGTCCGCCGCCTGCGCCTTCAGCTGCGCCAGCCATGATCTCGCCCATGTTGGGCTGCCGGCGGTTGGCTGCGGCCATAGCCTGGGCGCTGCGTCGCTGCTGCGATGCTGCCTGTGCGCTCGCCTGCGTTTGCGCTTGCCGCTGCTCGCCGAGCGCCTGCTTCTGAGCTTCATCGGCCCGTTCTCCGGCGTACACGGCGTATCCGGTTCCTGCGGCTGCTGCCGCTGCTGCTGCTGCTGCGATTGCAATCTCAATTCCCATATCAAAGCTCCTTCATCATCACGATATCTGCGGGAAGGTATCCATGCTTCGCCATCGACTCGTGCAACTTTGTTCCAGATCTCGTGTGCCACAACACGCGACACGCACCTCGTGACCTTGCTTCTGCTTCTGCAAAGCGAATCATCCGACCACCGATAACGCCTCGGTATGCTGGATCGACAAACAAAGCATCGTTTGCGGCGATGATGATTGCTGGGTTGTGCATTGTCGGTGTGACGAGCATTGTGCAATAACCAACCATTCGACTTTCATCAAACGCCGCAAGCGCGAACATGAGTTTAGCATCGACAAGTGTTTGATATTGTTCTGCTGATGGATTGAATGGGAAATCAAATCCCGTTTCCGCCCAGTTAGCCGCCATCAGTTCGTGGATCAGGGGCATGAAATCCTTAGGCTGAATGAGGCAGATGTTGACCATGAATTTGCGGCCTTACTGGTTGTGCATGCCCTCGTACGGGTCGTAGTCGCTTGGTCGAGTGTCGATCCGGTCGCGCACCTCGCGTGGGAGCTGCTTGCCGACGGGGAACGCGAACGTCAGCGCCAGCGCGTCGGCGATGTCCGGGCTCGCCCCACCCTGTAGCCGGCGCTTGATGTCGTCCTTGGATTCGAGCACGCGCCTGCCGTTGGAGTCGTACGAATACGTGGGGGTGGCGAGTTCGGCCTTCAGAAACGGGTCGTTGGGGATCGAGCCGCCCTGCTCGAGCCATTCCCGCATCGTCCACCACATCTCGGTGCGCTTGTTGACGAACAAGCCGGGGTTGTTGGCCTTGCCGCCGAAGTTGATCTCGACGATCCCGTAGCCCAACTGGCGCAGCCGGTCGATCACGCCCGCCCCGCCGCCGACGTCGATGAACACGCCGTCCGGATCGCGCTCCTCAATGACGTTGGCGACACGGCCAGCCAGGCCCATGTTGTCGATCCCACGGTAGACCTGCGGCTCGAACACGACGAGCCCTTGGCGCAGAACGATCACGCTGCGGTCGTCACCGAACCGGGCCGGGTCAACGCCAACGACCAGCGGAGCGTCCACGATGTCGCCGTCTGAGTATCGGCGCCGTGCCGCTGACTCAGCGTCGGACAGCGTGATCAACTGATCGTCGCCGGCTGCGCTGAAGTCACACAAATACTCACGAGCGAACGCCGTTTCGGGCATGTCGCGGCGCAAGCGCTTGACCTCGTCACGGTCGATGGCGTCCGTATCATCGACGGTATAGAGGGCAGACCACCAGTCCTCGAGGCCGTTGGAGCGGTAGAACAGCTCGCTGAACAGGTTGATGCCAGACGGCGTGCCAATGAACATCGCCCAGCCCTTGCGGTCGGACAGGGCAGGCTGCACGATGTCGGTCCAGACCTCGGGCTTGATCTGGGCGACCTCGTCAATCACGCAGCCGTCGAGACGGACGCCGCGCAGGGCGTCGGGGTTGTCGCCGCCGAACAGGCGGATAGTGGCGCCGTTGTGTTTGAACACGACGGCCAGATCCACTTCGTTGATGTCGATGGCCCCGGTCGTGCGCATCGGGCGCAACTTGTCCTTCAATCGAGCCCATGCGATGGCCTTGGCTTGGCGCAGGAACGGTGCGATGTACACGAAGAACCCGAGCGGCTGCTTGCATTTCAAAGCCTTGTCCAGAAGCTCCATGATGGCAAGTTCCGTCTTGCCAGCACGTCGGTGCAGGGCGAGAACGGTGAACCGCTTGCGCTTCAGGTGACATTCCCGCTGCCACTGGCGCGGGTTGTAGTCAAGACTTATCGGCACTTGGCACGCCCGTGATGACGGTCAGGGTGATTTCGCCAGCGTGGTCCAGATTGACGCGGTCGCCATACACCTTGGGCAACACCTTTGACAGCAACCACTTGCGCGTATCGACCATGAGGCGCTGGTGAGCTACGGCGCCAGAGTCGTACCGACCGTCCGGGGTAAGCGGGGGGGTCATGTCTGACAGGGTGACGATCTCCTCAGCCCAACGGTGCGCTTGTGCAATTCTCGCGTGCGCGTACTTCGCGGCGAATCCGTTCAGGTCATTCAACTGCCAGTCCCTGACGGTTGCCTCGCCTGGCATGCCGGTGGTCTTACAAATGGCGTTGAGCGATTCGCCATTGGACAGGCGCAGACAGATCTCGTCGGCCAATTCCTGTGTGTAAACCGTTTGCCCACCGCGCTTTCTGGGCGTTTCGCCTACCGGGCGCGGCGCTTGGCCTTCGCCTTGGCCTTGTCCGCCCTGACGAACTCCTTTGCGACGGACATAGGGACGCCGGCCTTCTTTGCGAACGACCGGGAGTGTGCTGCCGCCTGCATCAGGCGCTTCTGTGCGGGTGATTTGCTTGGCATCAGGTTTCATTCTTGTATGAAAGGTGGATTTCGAGTCCAACGGATTCGGCGATGGCGATTGCGCTGGCGAGGTTGCATCCCTTGCGCCTGATCTTGGGGGCGTCAGAAAGTAGGCACCGCACGTTGTGTGCCGCCATGCGGTCCTCGGCGTCCATGCGAACAGCCAGCGCGTTGGTGACCTGTCCGGTCTGTGCCATGTGCTCGCGCACGGCGGCCTTCCAGTCATCGAAGCTTCGTACGATCATGGCGTGATTATATCAGTCCTTGGTGCTGTTTATTCCGAAATCTTGGATAGTTGCCGCCCAGACTAGTCGCGGTGTGCCCGGCCCCATCCACCGTGCCTCGATCTCGTCGGTGACGAAGCACCGTGCTTCGACCTGGGTCATGCCCTGATCGTCGCGTAGGCGTGCTGCGATCATGTCCGCGCTGTAGACGACCACGGGCGGCCCTGCCTCGCCGGCGCGGGGGTAGTGCACGCCGAGGATGCAGTCATCTAGGCCCGCCAGCAGCACCTGCTTCCCCGACGACTTGCGCTTGCGTGCCATGACCGGGATTGTACGGGGCGGCGAGTCGTGCCCTCCACACGGCTGCGATGTTCCGGACGCTCTTATCGGCGAGATCGTTGCGCACGACTGTCGCTGGGGATTGACCGCCTTCGAGGTATTCGGCGAGCCATCGTCGGTACATGGCCTCGGCCTCGCCATCAGCGAGGCCGTTGGTTCGCAGTTTGGCGAGCGTGAGCTCGCGCTCCTGCTCGACCTTAGCGGTCATCACGGCGATCCCGTCGGCGATGACCTCGTCCTCGGTGACGGCCCTCTGTTGTCCGTCCTCCCCCTTGACATACCAATCCCCCGCCCCCGCCCGTTCGACCCGTGTACGCCAGGCCGGCTCGCGCATCAGCAGACGTCGCATCGCGTCTCGAGGAAGGGGGGTAGGGGGGGTTTTGATTGTAGTTGTGGTTGTGGTTGTAGTTGCTGAAGCCACCCTAGTAGGGTTGCTTGAGCCACCCTGCGTTTCCGCTGGTAGGGTTGCTTGAGCCACCCTAGTAGGGTTGCTTGAGCCACCCTTGTTTTTGGCCCCAGAACGGGCTTCTGCACCCCTTCGGCCTGCCTCGACCGCTGCGGTGTGCCGGCTGCGAGCCTTCTCGCGCTCGACCTCCATGCGAGGGTGGACGAGGGTGGCTGGCAGGGTGGCTTGAGCCACCCTAACCTCGAACCTAGCCCTCAGAACCGACCAGTCTGCATCGGTCAACTGGCACCGCGTCATGGCCTGACAGGCTTCACGGTCGTCCGGGATGCCTCCGTTCGTCCAGGCGTACATGAGCATCTGAGTGTACGCCCAGCCCTGCACCGGGGTCAGCATCGCCGTACTCACGAGGAAGTCGGTCGGGTACATCGAGAACCAAGGCAGATCCGTCGCCATGCCGCAATCCTGTCTGTCCGCCATGTAGCGGACGAATGGGAAAATCCGGGGCGAAGCGCGGGAGCGGCTGGAAGCACCGCGCCCCGCCACCGGAGTCCGAAATGTTGAGCGATTCCAGCCGCTCGTCAAGGCATCATACCGTGTCATTTCATCGGCTGTCGAGCGCATTGCACTACATTTCCGCACATCTGTAGCACATACGCTCCCTCACGTATATTCACGCCTATTCACGCTATTGCTATTTGTGCGATGCGTGATATGCTGGCGTCATCTAACACGTGGCTAGCCCCAGCCACCGCATATTGCCGGGAGGCAACACGGGAAACCGTGAATCAGTTTGCGCAAGGCTCTGGCGCACGACAATCAAAGGGCGGTGACCGACACCGCCATCAAATCAGCGCGAGGCCTTACGCGCACGACAGCCCCCCATGCGGGGCTGTTTCGTTTGCGGCGATTGTTGAAACGCATACGAGCTGTATGCGCATCAGCAATTACAGACATGGGACACAACGCCTGAGCGTCTGTCCCCGGCGGCAGGTTCCCGTTACCCCAATGTTCCAGCGCTGCGGCGTACCTCGCGGCCTTCAGGCAGCACCCATGTCGGCAGTCGAATCCGACGTCACCGCGCCCCTATCCTACCGCCATGCGTCACTGCAACCTGCCGTACCACATCTAT